AAAATAAATTTATTAGTTCCTTCTTCCAGTCATCTGCATATTCACAATCTCGGTAACCATCAAACCATGGACCACCTTCCGTGTAGTGTAATACTTTTGGTGTACCGTCCCTTGGCTCCTTGTACCATCCCACCAACCAGTTGTATTCCGCGGGCATTGAACCTATCTCGTTGTCGTCCAGCCAACTGAACCTGTGTAGGAACTTTGGTGATTCTTCATTCAATAATTCTGGTGTGAGGATTTTGTTTTTAGGATGTTCGCAGTTCCATAGTACCATGCTTGACCAATTCTTCCTGGGATAAGATGTCTGTACTTGTCCGTCCATCTTGGTTGTCTCTTTTGGTGTATAGTCGTGTTGTACAACCACAACCGCTTTGCTTGGATCACAGTATTTCACAAGTTCATGGCTTGGAATCTTCCATAGGAAATCACAGTCACAGAACACTGCCCATCCCTTGAAGTCATTCATGTATGGCACGAAGAACCTAGTGAATGTGAACTCGGTTGATGCCAACTTGTCCATAGGTCTGGTGTACAGTCCTTGGTCTCGCATCTGTTTTTGCTTTAAAGGAATGACCTCTGCTGACGGGTCTCTTCTTTTTATAGAATGCTCACAGACTTGGTAAGCAATGTCTTCTCTGCTGTCGTGTCCCACGTATATTTTCACAAGAATATTTAACTATAAATATTTCCGTATGCAGATTTCACAACGTTGCCGAGAGTACGAAAGCAGGTTTACTCTGTCACCCAGTGGTGGTATAGTTAATCAACAAGGGTGGACACGGTACAAACAGTACAGCACACCCGATCATGTGAGGAAAAATGCAAAAATGTTTTGGAACTTTGGAGTTTCCAGGGAGATCAGGTACGAAGTCAATTGCAGGAAAGACAATCGCACAGCAAAGATCTTGACCTTTGATCCAACACCGTTATCAAAACAGACCACAGACAGTGCCAATGGAGGCGATTATAATATCATTCATACAAGCAAAGCCTATGATACAGTGGCAGGACAGAAAATGAAGTTTTACGATGTTGCCGGTGATGGCAAATGTTTTCAATTAGACGAGCCGGAGAAATATGAGGATGTGATGGAAGTCCAAACAACAAATTTAAAAGAGATCGCCGATCAGCACGGTCCTGAAGTGGATATCATAAAACTAGACGTGGAAGGACGTTGGTATGAGATGCTGAATGAAATACTGGATTTGTCTTTGCCGGCAAAAGTGATCCTGTGTGAATGCGAAATGGATATAGGCAATGCAGACGTAAACTTTAATAGATTAGACGAGATAGTGGAAAAATATCAAACCAGTGGATATAAGATTTGGACAAACAGAATTGGTAAAAAACACAATATCGAACTTATCTTTACTAAAAATATTTAGATTGTTATTTTCTTCCTGAAACTATTTGGTGTATTTCTTTCCAATTATTCACACGTATTACATCAGGATGATCGAAGTCTTTATTGTATGGATGGTCTATTAATATAGGCTTTAAACCGTATTTGAGCCCGGCTACAGCGTTGTTTGGCTTGTCCTCGACCCAATACAGCCCGGTATTGTGAAACTCGGCTAAAGCACTGTCTTTGTCAGCACCTGTGCCTAGTATGTGGTAATTTGTGAACACATGATCACCAAACAGTTCTCCTAATCTTCTCTTTCTCAACTGCTGTGCTGGTATGTCAGACGTTTGCGATGTTATTGGTATGAACGTCCATCCCTCAGCCGCCAACAGTTTGACCCAAGTCTGTGCCTCAAGCATTGGTCTCTGTGTGCCCATCCAAGCACTCCTGTTGAACTCTCTTATGTGTTTTCTGATCTCGTCTTTTGTCACACCAAAACGTTCCGCCATCTCGTATGTGTTCTCTTTGTCTGGTAGTAGTCTGTGTGGGTGATACCTGGCACCTTTCTCATCAAATAATGTTTTCTGCAACATCCATTTGGTGAAGTGGTGTTCCCACTCGAGAAGCACACCGTCTACGTCTGTGAGTATTATTCTATTTGATGTCGGCATCTTCCATTCCCGCGACCCTCAGTTTCACAATGTTTGTTATCTGCCATTGTTTCTGATCCAGTCCTTTGGTTATGCCCAACCATTGATTTCTGATTAACGCGAAGTCATTTATTATTTTGTCCATGTCTACGACATCATCCTCACCGTCAACATACTTCTCTGCGTCTCTGCTTGACAACGCTCTGTTGTAATTTTCCAAGTATTTCCTGAAAGTCTTTGATCTTAATCTACGTAATTCAATGTTTAGGTATTCCAATATCGCTTCTAACTGTTGCAGTTGACTGAATCTTTCTTCCACTATGCCTGGCAGTGACGCACTGGCCCTTTCCAGGTTACCGTAGATCTTGCACTGCTTCTTGGCCTCAATCAATTCCTTGTCAAAGTACGCTACACAGTCTGGTATCTTTGCTAGGTTCCTGCTGACTTCGTTGTACCAATTAATCATCTTCGCCGTATCCGTCTGACTCTTCGTCTTCCTCGAACACAGTGTTGATCGCTTCCTCTAACTTGGGATCGTATTCAGCAGACGCCTTGATCTCGTCGTGCTCCACTCCTATGTCCTCTAGGCTCTTGATGAAGTCTATGGCACAGTCTAGTTTCTGCCTCTCTGGAACGTAGTGTGTTATGGAGTTCCATAACCTTTCGATATCCTCGTGTGTAAAGTCTATCATTACTCTTCTTTTTTACTCTTTGTTTTTGTTTTTGTTTCTGTTTCTACTTCGATGGGAGCATCAATATCTTCCACAGGTGCTTCATCTTTGAACTCCGCCATTATCATATCTAATTTATCACCAGTCCATTGTTTTCTGAAATCAATGTGTTCTTTTCCTTTAGAATCAATATACTTCAATCTGTTTCCTGTCTGAACTAATAAACCTTTTTTCTCAAACAACTCGACTAGGCCACTGTATGGATCCATTCCTGTGTCATAAGGTATCTTGACCTGCACACCTTCAAACGGTTTAGCATATCTAGTTTTCATTACCTTACAAGCGGCTCTGATACCCCTCACGTCTGAAACTTTGTTACCTGCTTCGTCTTCTTTAAGTTTTAGTTTTTTCATTGCAACAACAATACTTGATGCATAGATAAATCCTTGTCCGCCTGATATCTTGTCATCCGGATCGAACATATCTTGCGATGCGTATGTGTGATTGGTTGCTATAAGTCCCACGTTCCAACTACCAAACATGTTCACACAGTTTCTCACGAGTGCTGTCAAGGCCTTGGGTTTTCTACCCAAGTCTCCTTTCATATCACCTGCTTCAAACTGGTTGACGTCTGTTGGTGTAAGCATCATGCCCAGACTGTCTATAACGAATAGCACCTTAGGTGCACCTTCCTTGTTGTCTGCGTGTTGTTCTTTGTACCCTTTCATGAACTCTGAAACAGTCTTTGCCACGTCATCGACCATTGACATGCTTAATTTTAAAAGTTTATCTTCTGATGTGTCCACTTTCAATGCCTGCAACCATTTCTCATCTAGTGCGTTCTCTGTGTCTATCAGTATAACGAAGATGCCTTGCTCTTGTGCATTCTTGATTATGTTACCTGATGCTATGTAACTTTTACCTGCTCCTGACTCACCTGCAAGTACAGTTACCTTACCTAGCGGAATTCCTTTGTTGAAATCACTGGTCATCAAATAGTTCAATGCGTAATTTCCTGTCGAGATCCAGTCTGTGGGATCGCTGAATCCTATGCCTAAGCCTTGTATAGACTTTGTGATACTCTTTCTAAACTTTGTTGCGTCAAATACTTTTGTCATAATTTTGTCCTTTGTGTCATCTATTTTAGCATACCTAGGCCCTAACGTCAATATTAGGGCCTTGGTAAAATGTCAGATTATTTTGCTTGTCTTGATCTAATCAACTTCAAGATGTCTTCCGCTCTCTTGGCACTGTCGCCCGCCGGAGCCGCCGTTGCTGGAGCCGCCTCAGGTTGTGGTGCTGGTGCACTTTCAGTCACAGGTGCCGCCGTTGGAGCCGCTTCTGTTACTGGTGTTGCCGCTGGAGCCGATGCTGTTGGTACTGCTACCTGTGGTTTACCTTGGTAAGCCACGCCCGCCGGTCTGAAGTACTGTCCATACTGCTCGAGATCATAAGCCTCACCTTCCACAGATTTCGCAAATAGTTCTGCGATTATTTTAACCTCTGCTTCTGTTGGCTCTTTTGGTCTGAAGTCACCTAGGTTATGTAAACCATGTGTTTCGATCGCGGCTCTCTCTGCCTCATCTAATGCACGTTCTCTTCTTGACCATTTTGATGTTGAGTAGTCAGCATAACCACCTTTTGTAGTCTTGGTGATCCTGAAGTCCACACCTTTCACGTAATCAGTTGGCATTTCTTCCATCTCTGGATCCATGAGTGCTCCTCTGATTATATTGAAGATCTGAGGTCCAATTATGAATCTTCTGATCGGATTTTCAGGTGTTGAGTCTTCTGCTAGTGGATTCGTTGTCACAAAACCCTGGAAAATGTAACTCTTCTTTTTCCAGTATTTTCTGCCCATGTCTTCCATGCTCTTGTCTTTGAACCATGGTCTAACTTCTGTTAGTACTGGACAAGTCTTGCCATACATCTCCATGCAAGGTACTTGCACTGTAACTGGTCTGGAATCAGTCT